TGCACGTCGTTCGGTGGCGGAGGCCGTGAGGTTCTGACAACGGCTGCGTCAAACAAATCGCCCAGCTTCGTCTTGAAGCTGAAATCCTCGCCGCTGCCAAACCACCTGGCTATCTCATCGTATTCTTTTACGACGACCTCTCGTGAGAACAGCTCCTTGGCCTTGAAGGTCAAATCGGGGTGTCTGTTCCTGTCAAACCCCGTCGCTGCCTCAATTTCCCTCCACGCTGAATTGAGAAACGCCGTCTCAAGGGCCTGTATCCTGCCCGAGAACGCGGCTGCCAACGACAAGAACCGTGCGATTGTGCTCTCCTGGGTAATGTGGGCGCCGGTAATGGCCCCAAGTTTCCCAACACATCGTTGCACGGCCGGACCAAGGTATGTCCTTGTTGATGGCCCCATTGTCAAACGCGAAGTGGGTCCCTATGAACTCAACACGTCCGGTGATGATGGTGTCGTACTTCGAGCACAGGCCTAAATCGGCAAACTCCTTCTCGACGAGGTCCCTGTTCTCTGGGATCGCGAAGATTCTGTCTGCCTGTCCTGCGCCGTCGTCACCTTCAAACATCCCCTCTATAATGACGGCGGTGCTGGCCAACCCGGCAACATGGGCAATGGCTCCGGCACCGTCGTCAAGAAGTCCTTCTGCCAAGCACTTGGCATTGCGGGGCTGGAGCAAGTCGATCGACTTGAATGTCCAGTCAAAGTCTGACTTCGCCGGGAGTATTGGGTCGATTCTGACCTGTCCCAGGGATAGCAGACTCTTGTCAATCCCGCTTCTGACCCGAAAATCCTTCTTGTCTTTGTCCCACGCGAATACGTGTTCTGGGTTCAGACTCATTGACGACAATGTGGCGGACAGCTCGACCGCAAAATTGCAGTCCGACGTTGCTGACCAGCCACTGTCGAGGTAGAAGTCGTCAAACCTCAGGACAAATTGAGTGTTTCTCGGCAAGTGCTCTCCTCTCAACCAGATCTTGAGTATCATGCCCTGCTTCTTGTCCAGTTCAAGCTTAGCGCTATAGAACGGGGCAAACTCAGCAACCAACTGCTGGCTTAGCACGGCACAAATCTTTTGCAGGCATTTGAACACAGGTGCCAGCAAGCCATAGCCGCGCTTGCTCAACCTTTCGTGCTTCTCCATGCCGGTCTGGTCTATTTCCCAACCACACTGCGGGCGTTGCACCTTGGTAGGTGCGTTTGGATCTGTCCACCTGACACCGTGTACCAACCTTTTCTCAAAGTCGAGAACGTCCTCACGAGGGCGCTCCTTGATGGACATGCGGTGAAACACGCCCATGGACTTCGAAGTTGAGAGGTGAGCGAACACCTTTGTGAAGATACGTGACGCCATCAAAAGGTGCAGACTGTTGTCCACAACAAATCGGACGGCCTTATGATCTTTCTCCACAAGTTCCCTCTTCCCGTTGGCTTTTCTTGGGTTGAACGCCTCGACTGCCTTAGTCTCGAGGTATTCTTGGGCTCGCAATTTGTCCTCCTCGCTAAACGCTGCCATGTGCACGTCCTTTAGCTCCTTGTCGCCAAAGCATTCGATGTACGCCTGCTTGATACGCGCCGGCGAGTAATTCTTCGAGTAGTTTGTGTCCCAGAACTTAGCGTACCTCTTGGCACATTGAGAGTTCGGGTTGTACTCGTAAAGTTTGCCGGTGCGTGGGTTGATC